CTCGACAAGAAGACGGTGCTGAACGTCCGGCCCGCCTTCCTGATCGTGCCCGCCTCGCTGGAATTGAAGGCCGAGCAGCTGGTCGCCCAGAACCTGGTGCCCGCCGCGACGTCCAGCGTCGTGCCGCAGTCGATCCGCACGCTGGCGCCGATCAGCGAACCCCGGCTCGACGCCGCCAGCGAAACCGCCTGGTATCTGGCGGCCAGCCCGAACCAGATCGACACGATCGAATACGCCTATCTCGAGGGCCAGCAGGGCGCCTACATCGAGACGCGCAACGGCTTCGACGTCGACGGCGTCGAGATCAAGTGCCGCCTCGACTTCGGCGCCAAGGCGATCGACTGGCGCGGCCTCTACAAGAACCCGGGGGCGTAACCCGCACCCCATCCTGAACCCTGACACACGGGCGGTCCAATCGGGCCGCCCTTCGTCTTTCCACAAGGATCACCCCCATGAAAAACTACGTCCAGCCCGGCAACACCATCACCCTGACAGCGCCCTATGCCGTCGCCTCCGGCGATGGCCTGCTCGTCGGCTCCATCTTCGGCATCGCCGCAGGCGCCGCTGCTCTCGGCGAGCCCGTCGAGACCGCGCTCGTCGGCGTGTTCGACATCAACAAGGTCGGGTCGCAGGCCTGGACCGTCGGCGCCAAGGTCTATTGGGACGACACCAACAAGCGCTGCACCACGGTCGCAACCGACAACACCCTCATCGGCGCAGCTGTCGAGGCGGTGGCGAGCGGCGCGGGCGACACCATCGGCCGGGTGCGCCTGAACGCGACCTTCTGATGAGCGCCTTCGCCGCCGCCCTGGGCGCTCTCTTCGTCGATCCGAACGTCGGCCGGGACGCGGTCTACATCGCCGAGGGCGGCGCGCCCGTCCTGGTGCGCGTCGTCGCCCGGCGCGCGGATGCGATCAGCGACTTCGGCGACGCCCGGCTCTGGTCCGAGACCACCCGGATCGACCTGCGCGTCGCCGAGCTGGCGAACCCGCGTCCCGGCGACCGCATCGAGATCGACGGGGACGCCTTCCTCATTCAGGGCGAGCCTGTCCGCGACCGCGAGCGGCTGGTCTGGACCGTGGATCTGAGGCCCGCGTGAAACTGAAGCTCGACATCGATCCCGACATCGTCGCGATGATGGCGGCCGAGGTGGCGGCGGGCGAACGTGCGGTGACGGCCGCCATGCGCGAGGCCGGGACCGGACTGAAGACCGCGTGGAGGCTGCAGATCACCGGCGCGGGGCTCGGGCCTCGGCTCGCCAATTCGATCCGAAGCCAGAACTTCCCGAGGTCGGGCGAAAGCCTCGACGCCGCGGCGCTGGTCTGGTCGAAGGCGCCGGTCATCGTCGGTGCGCATGACACCGGCCCGCTGATCCGCTCGAAGAATGGGTTCTGGCTGGCGATCCCGCTGCCCGCCGCGGGCAAGTCCCTGCGCGGCGGCAGGATCACCCCGGGCGAATGGGAACGCCGCCGCGGGCTGCGCCTGCGCTTCGTCTATCGCCGCACGGGGCCGAGCCTGCTGGTGGCGGAGGGGCGGCTGAACACGAAGGGTCAGGCGGTGGTGTCGCGCTCGAAGACCGGGCGCGGCAAGGTCACCGCGCCGATCTTCCTGCTGGTGCCGCAGGTCAAGTTGCCGAAGCGGCTGGACCTGGCGCGGGATGCGGACCGGGCATTGGACAGCGTGCCTGGGCTGATCGTCGCGAACTGGGTGGAGGGAAGAATGTGATGCCTACTTTCCCAACGGGCTAGTCATGGTCCGCAGGCGCCAAATAATGTCGCTGGCGAAAAGTCATAGTCGAAAATCGGCATCCGGCGATGCGAGGGTTTCAGTGCAACGAGAACGACTGTAAATGACTACGACGGCGTGCTCGGCGGAAGGTCGAACTCTGCGAGATCACGTCTGACGCCTAGAGGACAGCTGAACGAAATGTACTGCTACGTTGACGAAAGCGGCAATACTGGCGCCAACCTGTTCGATCCAGCTCAGCCGGTCCTCTATTATGGCCTAGTCACCTCCAAGACGAACCTCGACGTCACGGCCGAACCTCTCCTGCGGGCGGCTCGTGCGAAGCTCGGCGTCGAACGTCTCCATGCCAATGCACTCGGCGTCCGGAGGCTATCGGAGATTGCCCAAAGCCTCGGCCGTTTTGCCCTGAAGCGCGATGTCCGGTTCTCGCTTTATAAGGTCGTTAAGCCCGATCATGCTGTGATCACCTTCTTCGACCAGGTGTTTGATGCTGGTCTTAACGACGCAGTTCCGTGGCATCACTACTGGACACCACTGCGATATGTCCTCGTTTTCAAGGTAGCCTATCTCTTCGACGAGGAGACGGCGAAGGTAGCGTGGGCGGCGCGGCAGGAGACGAACCCGGCAAGGGCCGCTGAGGCTTTGCGCACAATTTGCGCCACACTGCAGGGGAGGCTTAATCGGCTACCGGATGCTCGCTCTCGAGAGTTGATCTCCGGCGCTTTAACCTGGGCAGCTGCGAACCCGTTCGAGATCAGCTATGGAGCGGGCAACAAGGACAGCGCACTTCAGATTTCCCCAAATCTGGTCGGCTTCCAGCAGGTCCTACAGTACATCGCTATTCAGGCGCGGAAGCAGTCAAAGCAGGTACGTCAGATCACTGTCGATCGGCAGACGCAGTTCAATCGAGCACAGGGTGAGCTGTCGGATATCTATCGCAGGATCCGAGGCCACAAGCAGAGTATGGGGCCGGGGATGCCCGAGATGGACATGACGAACATGCCTGAGGTCCCGCCTGTGTTCCGTCCTGGTGACGAGAGTGCTGGCCTCGAGCTGGTCGACGTCGTGCTGTGGGTCGCGAAGCGGCATGCGGAGGGGAAGCCGATCTCGGCGGAACTGGCGGAGATGTTCAACGCCTTCGCCAAGCGCGGCGGGACGGACGAGGTCTCACTACGCGGCCTCGAACGTCGGTGGAGCTTCCTCCTCGACCTCCCGGAGCCCGAGGGGCCCTTGCCTGAAGACCTGGCAGCTCGGATCGAAAAATGGGAAGAGGATCGGCTAAGGGCCGTAGAAAGTTGCTGATACAGTAGTTGCAAGCGATCGGAGTTTCTCTGGGTGCCTGCAGGCTTGAGAAAGTGCATTTCAGCGCCAGGCAATACTGTTCGAAGCGTTCCTTCTCTGCATGCGCGCGATAGCAGGAAACCATGCCCACCCCCCGCGAAACCATCCTCGCCGCGCTGCTCGCGCGGCTTTCGTCGCTGCCCGCGACCGCGCTCCGCGGCGATGTGCTGCCCGAGCGCGTGCCTGCCGCGGGCCTACTGATCCTGCGCGACGGCGAGCCGGGTGAGCCAGAGGTCACGCTGTCGCCGCTGCGCTACCACTACCAGCACCGCGCCGAGATCGAGGCGGTCGTGCAGGGCGCCGACCGTGACGCCGCCTTCGACACGCTGACCGCCAGCATCGGCGCGGCGATCGCTGCCGACCGCACGCTGGGCGGCCTCTGCGACTGGGTCGAGGCGGAAGCGCCGCGGGCCGTCGATCTGCCGGTCGAGGGCGCGGCGAGCCTGAAGGCCGCCGTGATCCCGGTCGTGCTGCACTATTCCACGGCCGACCCGCTGGCCTGACCCAACCGACCACAGGAGACGAACATGGCACGAGCCCAGGGGGCGCGGGCGCTGATGGCGCTTGCGTTCGAGACGACCTATGGAACGCCGCCCGCCAGCGGCTTCACCCGCATGCCCTTCGCCAGCACCTCGCTCGGCGCCGAGCAGCCGCTGCTGAACTCCGAGCTTCTCGGCTATGGCCGCGATCCTCTGGCGCCGATCAAGGACGCGGTGACGGCGGACGGCGATGTCGTCGTGCCGCTGGATGCCGAGGCCTTCGGCTTCTGGCTGAAGGCGGCCTTTGGTGCGCCGACGACCACCGGCACCGGCCCCTGGACGCACGAGTTCCAGTCGGGGTCCTGGACGCTGCCGAGCATGTCGATCGAGACCGGCATGCCCGAGGTGCCCCGCTACGCCATGTATTCCGGCTGCGTGCTAGACCAGATCACTTGGCAGATGCAGCGCTCGGGGCTGCTGACCGCGACGGCGCGGCTGGTGGCGCAGGGCGAAACGGTCGGCACGACCACCAGCGCCGGAACGCCCGCTGCGCTGGAACTGAAGCGCTTTGGCCATTTCAACGGGTCGATCACCCGGAACGGCACCGCCCTCGGCAACGTGGTCTCGGCCGAGATCACCTATGCCAACAATCTCGACCGGATCGAGACCATCCGGTCGGACGGCCGCATCGACGGGGCCGACCCGTCCATCGCCGCTTTGACGGGCCGGATCGAGGTGCGCTTCGCCGACCAGACGCTGGTGACGCAGGCGATCAACGGCGAGGCCTGCGAAATGGAATTCGCCTACGTCCTGCCGTCCGGCGAAAGCTTCACCTTCACCGTGCACGCCGTCTACCTGCCGCGGCCCCGGATCGAGATCTCCGGTCCGCAGGGGGTGCAGGCCACCTTCGACTGGCAGGCGGCCCGCGACAGCGTCGTCGGCCGGATGTGCACCGCAACCCTCGTGAACGACGTGGAGAACTACTGATGCTCACGCTCGACCTGACCAACGCGCCCCGCTGGCATGACCTGGCGCCCGGCGTGCGGGCGGAGCTGCGCCCCCTGACCACGGCGCTGATGGTGGCGACGCGCAGCGACCCGACCGTCGAGGCGGTGCCCGAGGAGGCGTCCGACGAGGAGCGCGCGGTGGCTTTCGCCAAGGCACTGGCACGACGGGCCGTGCTCGCCTGGGACGGCATCGGGGATGCGGAAGGCAATCCTATCGAACCCAGCCCCGAGGCCATCGACGCGCTGCTCGATGTCTGGCCGATCTTCGAGGCCTTCCAATTGACCTACGTGTCCAAAGGCCTGCTGCTGGAACAGGAAAAAAACGCCTCCGCGCCCTCGCCGAATGGGCCTTCGGCGGGGGCGAGCGGTACTGCGAAGCCTGCGCGCAAGCCTGCCCGGACTGCCCGGCGCGGCTGAACCATCCGGAAACTCCGGAGGGTTGGCAGGTCTGGGACCTCGTCGGCCGCCTCGGCGGCCAGCTGCGTGTCCTGCCCGGCGCGGTGATCGGCTGGGACATGTCGGCGGCGCTCGCGCTCGGTAACGCCCTCGGCGTGCCGTCTGCGGCTTCCGCAGAACTGCTGCCCGTCATCGAAGCGGTGATGGTCGCCAAGCTCAACGAACAGATGGATCACTCCCATGGCGGAAAAACGGGTTAGCGTCCGCCTCGCGGCCGTGGGCGGACGGCAGGTGCGCGCCGAACTGGAAGGCGTGGGCGAGGCCGGGTCGCGCGGTTTCGGACGGCTGAGCCGGGAGATGGAGGCGGCCAACGCCCGGCTCGCGGCCTTCTCGCGGCGGGTCCGGGTCGCGGCAGCCGCTGCCGTGGCCGCCGCAGCCGCCGCTGGCGTGGCGATGGTGCGCTCCGGCCTGCAGACGGTCGACGCGCAGGCCAAGCTGGCGCAGTCGCTCGGCACCACGGTCGCCTCGATCCAGACACTGGAGCGCGCGGGCGAGCTGGCGGGCGTGTCGATGTCCGGCATCGAGCAAGCCACCAAGGATCTGACGCGCCGTCTCAGCCAGGCGGCCGCCGGGACCGGCCCTGCCGCCGACGCGCTGGACCGGCTCGGGCTCTCGGCCAACGAGCTGATCGCCCTGCCACTGGATCAGCGCGTGGGTGCGATCAACGCCGCCATCGAGAGCTTCGTGCCCGCCGCCGAACGCGCGGCTGTCGCGGGACAGCTCTTCGGCGAGGAAGGCTCCATCGCCATGAGCCGGATCGACACGGCGACCCTGCGCCAGGCGACGGAGGACGTCCTCGCCTTCGGTGTTGTCGTCTCGGAGCAGGATGCCGATCAGATCGAGCGGACGAACGACGCCATCTCCCGACTAGGTCTGATCTGGCGTGGGCTGTCGAACCAGCTCGCCGTCGCTGCGGCGCCTGCGCTGGAAGCCGTCGCCAACGCTATGGCGGCGGTCGCCAACCGCACCGGCCCGCTCGGCATCGCGATCCGCGGCCTCTTCGACAATATCGGCCGCCTGACCACCTATGCCGCCACCTTCGCCGCTTTCCTCGCGGGACGCTGGGTCGCCGGCATGGCCGCCGCGGCGCTCTCCGTCCGTGGCCTCGCTACGGCGCTGGTCGTCCTGCGCGGGGCGCTGATCCGGACCGGCATCGGGGCTCTGATCGTCGGCGCGGGCGAGCTCGTCTACCAGTTCACCCGCCTCGTCTCCGGCGCGGGCGGCTTCGGCGAGGCGATGTCGCTCCTGAAGGACGTCGCCGTCGAGGTCTGGGAGCGGATCCGGATGGGCGCCGCTGCGGCGGGCGCGGCCGCCACGGCGATGTTCTTCGACCTGAAGGCCGACGCCGCCTCGGGCATGCAGAGCGCCATCGAGAGCGTCGTGGCTTTCGGCAACACGGCGGCGAATACGTTCGAGGGCGCCTACGAGGCGATCAAGGCAATCTGGGGTCTGCTGCCCGCCGCCATCGGCGATCTGGCGTTCCAGGCGGCCAACAGCCTGGTCGACGGCGTCGAGGCGATGCTGAACGGCGTGGTGTCGCGCATCAACGGCTTCATCGGCGGCATCAATCAGGGGCTCGAAGCGCTCGGGTCTGAGCGGCGCATCTCGCTGGTGCCCGACCTCGACCTCGGCGAGATCGAGAACCGCTTCGAAGGGGCGGCGACAGCCGCAACCACGGCAGCGCAGACGGCGTTCGACCGGGCCTTCGAGGACAACCCACTGAGCGCGCCCGACCTTGGTCTGGCCGAGGCGGCGAACAGGGCGCTCGAGTCCGCGAACCTCTATCGTGGCGCGGCGCGCGATCTTGCCGAAGGGGCCCGCGCGCCGCTGGAAAGTTGGCAGGCGCTGCGCGACGCCGTGCGCGGCACCGATGAGGCCAGTGCCGATGCGCTGACCGAGGCCACGGGTGCTGCCGAGCGGCTGGAGACGGCACTCGGCGATGCAGGTCGCGCCGCGACAGGTGCAGGCGCGGCGGCCGGGGCTGCCGCCGCTGCGGCGGAGCCCGACACCGAGGCCGCCGTCACCGGTTGGCGGGCGGTCACAACGGCGCTGTCGGACTACGCCAGCAAGGCGCGCGAGATCGGCGGCGATATCGGCCAGAGTCTGGTCGGCGCTTTCCAGTCGGCCGAGAACGCAGTCGGCCAGTTCGTGCGGACCGGCAAGCTGAACTTCCGCGACCTCGTTACCTCGCTGCTCGCCGATCTCGCCCAGCTCGCGGCGCGCCGGTTCATCCTCGGGCCGATCGCCAATGCGCTCTCGGGCGCGCTCGGCGGCGCGGGCGGCATCTTCGCCAACGTCCTGCATGCGGGCGGGATGGTCGGGTCCGCTGGGCCGTCACGCATGGTCCCAGCGATGGCCTTCGCCGCTGCGCCCCGGATGCATGGCGGCGGCATGGCCGGACTTCGTCACGACGAGGTCCCGGCGATCCTGCAGCGCGGCGAGCGGGTGCTGTCGCGGCGGGAGGCGCAAGGCTACGGCGCGGGCGGCGGGGTCAACGTCACCATCATGGCCCGCGACGCCGCGAGCTTCCGCCAGTCCCGCACGCAGGTCGCCGCAGACATCGCCCGCGCCGTGTCGCTGGGGCGGAGGGGCATGTGATGGCGTTTCACGAAGTCCGCTTTCCCGACAACATCAGCCGCGGCGCGCGCGGCGGGCCGGAACGGCGAACCCAGATCGTCGAGCTCGCCTCGGGCGACGAGGAGCGCAACGCCAGCTGGGCCAATTCGCGTCGCCGCTACGACGTCGCCTACGGCATCCGCCGCGCCGACGATCTGGCGGCGGTGGTTGCCTTCTTCGAGGCGCGCAACGGTCGGCTCCACGGTTTCCGCTTCAAGGACTGGGGCGACCACAAGTCCTGCCTGCCCTCTGGCACGCCATCGCCCACCGACCAAGCGATCGGCACCGGCGATGGCGCGACGACCGCCTTCCAGCTGGTGAAGCGCTACGCCTCGGGCGCGCAATCCTGG